AAATGAAACTAATCACAGAATCAATCGAAGAAGTCAAGGTTCTCACCGAAGAACAAAACGGTGTAAAATCACTTTACATTCAAGGACCATTTCTCGTTGCTGAAACAAAAAATCGCAACGGTCGTGTGTATCCTGTAGATACGCTTGCAAAAGAAGTCAAGCGTTATAGCGAAGAATATGTAGATAGAAATCGCGCATTCGGCGAGTTGGGTCATCCAGACTCACCATCGATCAACTTAGATCGCGTATCACATCTAATCACTAACCTCAAACAAGAAGGTAACGTTTGGGTTGGTAAAGCAAAAATTCTTGAAACACCAATGGGTAAAATCGCCAAGTCCCTTATGGAAGGCGGTGCAATTCTTGGTGTGTCATGCCGTGGCATGGGCTCTCTCAAAAACGAGGGCGGTGTCAACGTCGTTCAAGATGACTATTATCTAGCCACAGCGGCTGATATTGTAGCGGATCCCTCCGCACCAGGTGCTTTTGTCCAAGGTATTATGGAAGGTAAAGAGTGGGTATGGGATAACGGTAAGGTCAAGGAAATTGACATCAACGAATACTATACTCAAATCAAAACTGCAAAACAAAAGCAAATCGACGAGATCTCCTTGAAAATTTTCGAGAACTTCTTGTCAAAACTGTAAAATTTATAAATAATATTACTTCTTCAGGAGTTAAACAATGAGTAAGACATTATCAGAATCCGCTGCAGAAATCCTAAAGGCATCAATGTCAGCCGCAAAGGAACCAGCACACAAACTACCTGCTGAGATGGATGATCTCGGCGGTCAAACACCAACAACTGCACCATCAGATATTGGTAAGAAGGCTGCTGCTGCCGCTTCGGAAGCACCAAAGCCAGCCACCAAGGGTGATGCAAAGGGTGTCAAAGTCCAGGCTATGGAAGAAACAGAAACCGATGAAACAACGGAAGTTGTTACTGAAGTTGCTGCAGAAGAAACTGCAGAAGATTCCTTAGAAGAAGGCAAGACAAAACTTCCAATGCCAATCAAGGCTATGAAGGAAGAAGAAGAAGTCGTCGCTGAAGCCAAGTCCGAAGATGAAGAAGAGAAGGACGAGGAAGAAGAAGAAGAGAAAGACGAAAAGGAAATGAAGGAAGCCTGGAAGAAGGATATGGTGAAGAAGCACAAGGGTTCAATGTCAGAAGATGTTGATGCTCTATTCAATGGCGAATCACTATCCGAAGAATTCCGTACGAAAGCAACCACGATTTTCGAAGCTGCTGTTCAGTCACGTGTTGAGAAGATTGTTGAAGATGTAATTGCTGATAACGAAGCAATTCTTTCTGAAGCAGTTGAGTCACTCCAAACACAAATGGCTGAGCAAGTTGACGAGTATCTAAACTACGTCGTTGAGCAGTGGATTGATGAAAACAAGGTTGCTATTGAGACAGGTCTACGTGCCGAGTTGACTGAAGACTTCATCAACGGTCTCAAGAATCTATTCAACGAACACTACATCGAAATTCCTGAAGAGAAAGTCGATGTAGCAGAAGAACTAGCCGCACGTGTTGCTTCTCTTGAAGAAGCCGCATCTGCCGCTGCTGCTGAAAAGGCTGCACTAGTTGAACAACTCGGTGTTGCTAAGAAAAATGAAGCAGTTCGCAAAATTTGCGAAGGTCTAACTGAAACACAAATTGCTAAGATGATTTCGCTCGCAGAGGGCGTGGAGTTCACCACAGAGGGTGAGTTTAATAGCAAGCTCGCAGTGATCCGCGAGAACTACTTCCCAGCCAAGAAAATTACAAGTGAGGTCAAGGCTCTTCAAGAAACAGCTGTTGAAGAACCAGAAGTAGCAGACGTACAAGGTCTGATGAAACATTATGTAAATGCAATCACAAAGACGGCTCCAAAAGCCTAATCAATAAGAACTCAGGAGAGTTATAAAATGTATCTAAACGAAACATATGCAAAGAAGTGGGCTCCAGTTCTTGATCACTCAGAACTCCCAAAGATCTCAGATCCTTACAAGCGTGCAGTTACTGCACTTGTTCTAGAGAACCAAGAACGCGCCCTAATGGAAGAATCACGCTCCATGCAAAACCTATGGGAAGCATCACCAGCCAACGCAGTTGGCGGCGGTATGTCTCCAGTAGTTGGTAGCGAAGGCGGCATCAAGGGCTTCGATCCAATCCTAATCGGTTTGGTTCGTCGTGCTCTTCCAAACCTAATGGCTTATGACATCTGCGGCGTTCAGCCAATGACTGGTCCAACAGGTTTGATTTTCGCAATGCGCTCAGTTTATGCATCTTCAACAGCACGTGCTGGTGAGGCTCTATATCTAGAAGCCAACACCTCACACTCTGGCACAGGTTCACACACTCTAAACAGTGATGTAAACTTCGGCGATGACGATAGCGCAACATTCGGTCTTGCTAACACTGGCACAGGCATGGCAACATCAGTAGCAGAAGATCTAACCATGAAGTACATGGGCTTCCAGATCGACCGCGTTTCTGTAACAGCCAAGTCACGTGGCTTGCAAGCAGCCTACACGCTAGAACTTGCACAAGATCTCAAGGCAATTCACGGTCTAGACGCAGAAACAGAATTGACAAATATTTTGTCAACTGAAATTCTTGCAGAAATCAACCGCGAAGTTGTTCGTACGATC